TAAATAAATATACAAAAGCTCAGATAGATGCAAAAAATGCATATAATGAAGCGATAAAAGAAGAAGGTGCAAATCAAACTAAATTAGCTGCGAGATTAAACCGTGAATTATTAGCTATTGATAAATTACACGAAGATGATTTAAAAAAAGTTCGTGATGATGCTCAAGCTAAACAAAATTCTATTACTGAAAAAAATAATCAAGAGGCAACTAAAAAATCAGAAGAAGAAAAAAAGAGATTAGAAGATGTAGAGAAAGAACGTCAAGCATTAATTGGCAGACAAGGTGAAAAAGCAAGAGAAGAATATGAAGCATCTGAAAAAATAATTGCTGATGCAAAAAAAGCAAATGCTGATGCTTTAAAAACTGAAAACCAAATTAAATTTGAAAAAGAAAATGCTGATTTTGAATTAAAAAAACAAGATTTAATAAATAAAGGTTTATCTATTGAAGAAATAGAAAAGGAACATAAAAGAAAATTATTAGAATTAGATACTGAATATTTTGCTAAAGAAGCAGATGCAAATATTAAATCAACTGCTGATGCTAAAGCAAATGCCGATGCTAAAAATAAAATTACAGAATTAGAAAAACAAAATAAATTAGCTGCAGTTGATGCAGTAGCTGCGACATTGTCTCAAATATCTGATTTATTAGGAAAAGAAACTGCTGCAGGAAAAGCGGCAGCCGTAGCAAGTGCAACAATCAATACGTTTAGTTCTGCTCAAAAAGCATACGACGCTACTGTTGGAATACCATTTGTCGGACCAGTATTAGCACCAATAAATGCAGGTTTAGCAATTGCTGCAGGTATTAAAAATGTTAAATCTATTTTAGCAGTTAAAACTCCAAGAGGTGGCGGTGGTGGTTCTGCTCCTAGTGCTGGTGGTGATGTTGGTCGTACTGCTTCTGCTCCATCTTTCAACGTTGTTGGTGCAAGTTCTACTAATCAATTAGCACAAACAATAGGAAATAAAGAACAACAACCAATAAAAGCATATGTTGTTTCAAATGAAGTTACAACTCAACAAGGTTTAGATAGGAATATAGTTAAAAGTGCTACAATCGGGTAATTAAAACAAAATAAATTTAAATTAATTATAATAATATGAAAATAATTGAATTAATAATTGACGAAAAAGAAGATTTAAATGGTGTTGAAGCTATTTCTGTTGTAGAATTTCCAGCAATAGAAGAAAACTTTATAGCATTAAATGAACAATTACAACTTGCAAAAGTAGATGATGAAAAAAGAATTTTAATTGGTGCTGCATTAATACCAAATAAAAACATTTATCGTAGAAATGGCAATGAAGAATATTATATTTTCTTTTCAAATGAAACAGTTAGAAAAGCAAGTGAGTTATTCTTAATGAATAGCAATCAAAATAACGCTACATTAGAACACGACAAGAAATTAAAAGATTTATCTGTTGTAGAATCTTGGATTGTTGAAGATACTGAAATGGATAAGTCTAAAAAATATGGTTTAAATGCTCCTATTGGAACTTGGATGGTTACAATGAAAGTTAACAATGATTCTATATGGAATGATTTTGTTAAAACTGGTAAAGTTAAAGGATTTTCAATTGAGGGATATTTTGCTGATAAATTAGAAATGAGTTTAGAAGTTGCTAAAGAACAAGAATTAATAGAAAAAATTAAATCAATAATTAATAAAAATGGAAAATAAAACAAGTTCACCAAAAGGTGGAAAACGTGGTTGTTTATGTGCAGATGGTAAATATTCTCAAAAATGTTGCAATGGAGAATTATCAGAACAAGGAATTGGTTCATTAGTTTCACAATCTACAAGTACAGTTACTATTGTAGATGGAGTGAGAACAACTGTTAGAACTAATGGCTAATTTATAACAAAAATAAATAATATTAATTAATAAAAAAAATGTAATAAATATGAATGTAATAAATGAAATCAAAACTCTTTTGGGTATGGAGATAAAACTCGCTCAAATGAAACTTAAAGATGGAGTTACGGTTATAGAAGCAGAAATGTTTGAACCAGAACAATCCGTTTTTATCGTGAATGGTGAGGAAAAAATTCCTATGCCAATTGGAGAATATGAATTAGAAGATGGAATGATTCTAGTTGTAGCTGTTGAAGGTATTATTGCTGAAATTAAAGAAATGGCAGTTGTAGAAGAAGAAACTCCTGAAGCAGAAGTTGAAGTAGAAGTTGAAGCACAAGCAACACCAACTGCTCCAAAAAGAATTGTTGAATCAGTTTCTAAAGAAATGTTTTTTGCTGAAATTGAAAAATTGCAAGCACAAATTTTAGAATTAAAAACTCCAAAACAAGAATTAAGTTCAGAAGTTATTGTTGAACCATTAACACATTCTCCTGAATCTAAAAATGAAGTAAAATTACAAAAATTATCACCTAATCGCCAAATGACAACACAAGATATTGTTATGGCTAAACTTTTTAAATAATAAACTATGCCAACTGTAACATCAATTACTACCACCTATACAGGTGAATTTGCTGGAAAATACATTTCTGCAGCATTGCTCTCAGGTTCTACTATCGCAAATGGCGGTATTGAAGTAAAACCAAATATCAAATTCAAAGAAGTTCTTAAAAGAATTGCAACTGATGCAATTGTTAAAAACGCAACTTGTGATTTTGATGCATCTTCTACTGTAACACTTACAGAGAAAATTATACAACCTGAAGAATTTCAAGTAAATCTTCAACTTTGTAAAAAAGATTTTAAATCAGATTGGGAAGCAGTTCAAATGGGATATTCTGCATTTGATAATTTGCCACCAGCATTTGCTGATTTTCTTTTAGCACACGTTGTTGCTAAAGTTGCTGAAAAAACAGAGCAAAACATTTGGAAAGGTGTTAATGCTAATGCTGGAGAATTTGACGGATTTACTGCATTGTTAACTGTTGATGCTGGATTACCTGCTGCACAAGAAGTTGCTGCTACTTCTACAAACATTACTTCTGCTGCTACTGTAATTGCTGAACTTGGTAAACTTGTTGATGCTATCCCTGCTTCTCTTTACGGAAAAGAAGATTTGTATCTATATATTTCTCAGGCAACAGCAAGAGCATACATAAGAGCGTTAGGTGGTTTTGGAGCATCGGGCTTAGGTGCTAATGGTACAAACACTATGGGAACACAATGGTTCAACAATGGTTCACTTTCTTTTGATGGTATCAAAATCTTTGTTGCGAATGGTTTAGCTCCAACTGTTGCTATTGCCGCTCAAAAATCTAACTTGTTTTTTGGAACTGGTTTATTGTCTGATAACAATGAAGTCAAAGTAATTGATATGGCTGACATCGATGGTTCTGAAAATGTAAGAGTTGTTATGAGATTTACTGCTGCAGTTCAATACGGAGTTGCTGCTGATATTACTACTTACGGTATCACAAACGCTGCTAACTAATAATTAGTATTGTTATTTTAACAAAGGGTAGGTAAAATTGCCTACCCTTTTTTATTAACTTTAAAAAAATAAAACTATGCCTTGCGATATATCATTAGGACGTACTGAACAGTGTAAAGATTCAGTTGGAGGATTAAAAGCGGTTTACTTCATTAATTGGGGAGATGCTACAACGGTAACTTATTCAGCAACTGCTGGACAAGAAGATGTTATAACTGCTTTAGGTGGAACTCCTGTTGGTTATAAATACGAATTAAAAGGAACTTCTACATTTGAACAAACTGTTACAAGTTCAAGAGATAATGGAACTACATTTGTAGACCAAAAATTAACATTAGATATTAAAAAATTAACTATTGCTGACCATAAACAATTGAAATTATTATCCTACGGTAGACCACAAATCATTGTAGAAACTAATAACAATGTATTTTTTATGGCTGGTTTAACTAAAGGAATGGATTTAGTAACAGCTAATATTTCAACAGGTGCTGCTATGGGAGATATGAGTGGATATAAACTTGAATTTTCAGGTATGGAGTTAGTTCCTGCGAATTTTGTAACGGGACCATTAACTTCAGGAATATTAGCTTCTATTGTTGAAGGAGTTGTGTCTTAATATTATTGTTTGTTTTTTTTTAAAAGAGTATTGCAGATAATGTGATACTCTTTTT